GGGTCCGAAAAGGGTCTTGGAACGAATCACGGGTGGTGGCGGGGTCACAGAAGACTCGTCCGCAGTACACCAGTGGTTCTCCTGGGGCTGTTGTTTCGAGCTTGATTTTGAGACCCAGGGCCTCAGAAACCACAACGAAATGCTCAGCCAGACCAGGAACAATCCGATCGACCCCATCGTCCCCGCAATACAAGCCGAGGCTTTTCCAAGCCACCTCAGGCATTTGTCCGCAGAGTCGGTAGGCGCAGTAGGCGTTGTAGGCATTGATGACTGTGTTGCCATCGGTCGTGAGTGGGGAGCCGCTCTTACGTGAGAAGCCAGGCTTGTACTTGTAACCATGTGCGGTGGTCCCGGTCGCGGGGTCCTCGTTCTTCAGATGGACGAGGAGCTCGGGCCGGTACTTGATGTTGCACCACCGCACGTACATTGCCTGGACGATCTCAGTCTGCAGCCACTCAGAGATGGTCCCGTCATACCTATCATAGTCACGCAAGATGGTGCCATCGCGGCAGATCTTCTGCAGGCGATCGCACTGTTCCTCCGGTGTCTTGCCAGGTGAATACCACTTCAGGTCCTTGAGACAGTCGCGCTTGAACGCATACGTGAATCCGGACAGATGTAAAGTGTGGTTTGTATCAACAGTGCTTATGTTCCTTGGGTCATTCGTACCCCCGTAGGGCTCCGCCTTCAACATCGCCTTAACCTTGTTGGACAGGTTTGCAGACGCTGTGGCGGTGACGATAGCTGACCTGTTGCGCTGCGCTGGGCGATCCTGTATCTCGATGACATCCGCGATGCTTAGAGGGCAACCAGTGCCAATCTTCGACTCGGGGACGATCAGGTTCAGGAACTCAGCAGCGAGCACCAGGTACTGATTCGGGGGAATGGCCGTGTTCTTCATCTTGACCACGCGACCCAAAACAGAGGCTACGTCATTATTGTACGACTTGACCGGGAACACGGCAGGTTGTGTCACCAGGCTTGGCGCGACAGCGCGGCCAACATCCTTGCCGTCCTCGTTCACGAGCGGGCCTACAGACTGGTACATCCGCGGCACGCACGCAAGTGCGGTCGTGGCGGGTGTGCCCAGGAGGCGCTCATCAACGAGGAGTCGGTATAGAATGGCGGCGCGTATCGGCGCTTGTTCTACTTTCTCCGCGGATAGGTGGCGTTCCACGTCGGCGATCGTAGGCTTCTTAGCCACACGATGTCTAATGGCGATTGCAGTGTACAAGTCCTCCCTTATCGTGACGCTTACTGGCGAACCAGCAGCGGCGACAGAGATTGTCTTGCGGCATTCGTCACGGACCATCGTGACCATCGTTTTGGATCGACCGTCTTCATCGCCGGCGGGCAGGCCCTCAAAGTTGTACTTGCGGCGCTGCAACGGCTCGGCTGGCCCCATGAAACCGTAGTACGGATACTTGACGGTAGCTTTGGGGAAGAAGCAGACGATCCTACGGGTAGGGTCGGCGGAGAGCACGTGCTGTTCAATGTCATAGACGAGCAAGTTGCCATACTTGTCAATGACCGACACCGTGTCGCCGCGATAATCCCAGACCTGGTGCTTGTAGGTCGCCCCGCCAGACACGTTGTACGTCACCGTGTCGTCGCTTATGGTGAAGCTGCCATCAGGCAGCTCGCCACCAGCGGTCGTCGGTGCGAACGTGTACATCAGCAAGGGGTTACCATATTGCAACCAATGGTTTACGTCGAGGTAGTAGTCCACGTCGATCATGATCAGCACGTTGTTTTTCGTGACGGGGTCGTCCCGAAATGGCTTGTCCAGATCTTTCGCGAAGTAGTAGTACCGGCAGCCGTCTGCACGGTCCCTGTTGGCCATGGACACGTGGTACGGCTGGAACCCACACTCTTTAACGACTTTCTCCAACGCGAGCGACGCAGACGTGCGCAGCGCTGCAGCGGTGGGGTGAGTGTGGCCCAAGGCCATCTTAATGACCTCGATCTTGCGGAGCTTGTGACCAATTGCACGGCGGAAGTCAATCGGCGGGAGCTGTCTATTCTTACTGAGCCTCTTACTTCGTTTCGAGACTTTGCTCGATGTGCAGAGGTACGTCAGCAGGTTGACTGCTCGGCAGATAAATCCGTGGGGTTTGGGGCGATAATCATCGGGGGCACGCTTTGAGGGAGGGCCGTCGCCGAGTTTCGCCAAGCTCTTCTGTCGGGAATACATTATGG